AAGCCGATGCAGTTTATGAGTAAGAATCCAGGAATTGGAGCTAATTGGATAAATGATGAGAATAGAAATTATATTACTAGGACTAAGAATAATTATGTTGGTTGTGAAGGAGGTTATAAGCAGCCGATCGGGACGTATTATAAGAAAAAAATCTATGGAGATGAAAAGAAAAAATGGGAGTACGAGTACGAAGCGGAAGAAGGAAGGACCGTTAGAGGTGAGACACCTGGGGTACGACTACGAAGCAAGGAAGAGACAATGGCAATTAGAAAAGGAAGGAAAGCCGAAAGAAAGCAGGAGAGAGCGAAAGAGGAGAGAGTCCAAGGTGAAGAGCTTGGAGATATTGGGGGGAGTGATCAGAGGATTAGAAGAGAAGAAGCGGAGGCTGTTAGGATAAAGGAAAATGTATTATTGAATAAAAAGGGAAAGTTATGAATTTGATAGAAAGAAATCCAGCAAGAAGGATTCCGGTTAAAAGGCCGGAGAAAAGTAGAATTGATTTGAGTCATTATGTGATGGGTAGTGGACAATTAGGTTATTTGATGCCGATTGGACATTATGAGATTGTGCCTGGGGATAGTTTGAGTTTGAAAAGTAATGTGAGAATTGATTATGCGCCAGTGTTAAGACCATTTATGACAAGGATTGATTGTTATGTGCACCATCATTGGGTGCCTAATAGATTGGTTATGCCTAGGATAGGGATTACGAACAGTGATTGGGAGAGTTTTATACAAGGTGATCCGGAGAATATATTTATGAATGACATAGTGCCGCATGTGACGATTGATACAGTAGACGTGCAAGCTAGTTGTTACGACCAAGATAGTTTGAATTGTTATTTTGGATTGCCGATAATAGATAATGCAGAGACGGTAGCAAGTGCGATAGAAATTAATTTGATAAAGCAGATAGCCTATTGGTTGATAGTGGATGAGTACTACAGAAACGAGTGGTTAGTAGAAAGATTGTGTGGGCCAACAAGTAATTGGCAAATAACATTAGAGGGAGGAGATCGACAGGGAGCGACAGCAAGGCAGATAATGGGAGCGCCATGGAGAGTGCATAAAGAGATGGACTATTTTTGGGGTGCGACGCCGCAGGCGTATAAAGGTAGTGCTGATGATGTGATACTAGACCTGGATATGTATGCTAATGATGATAGAAAGTTACAATGGGAAGATGCAGCAGATAATAGTGTGCCAGCGGCAGGAGATGTAACATTTCCGGGTGGTAGTCAGTATATGGAAGAAGCAGGTACTAATAGAGATATAAGTTGGAAAGATGCAACGCAGTTACCGGGAACATCAGAGTTAGAGATAATGGAGCTGAGAAGGACGCAAGCGTTGACAAGGTTTTTGGAAGCAGAGAACAGGCTAGGAAGTGACGACTATGAGGATTGGTTATTGAGTATCTTTGGGGTACAGAACCCGGACTTCAGAGATAAGTCCGCACGTTATTTAGGGGGGGGGAAAGATCAGAACCAATGTGAATAGTGTGGTTAACCAGCAAGACGTGTTGACGCACGCAACAGCAGCGGATGATGTACAGGTGCCAGCAGGATATAAGGCAGGATTGGCAGGAGTGCAGGGAAGTACTAATAATGTTAGGTTGAATGCTACAGAATTTGGTGTTGTAATAAGTTTGATGAGTGTGGTGCCAAGGACGGCGTATGGTAATAGGATAGATAGGTTTTTTATTAAGGGTGCAACAGGAGACAGAACGGAATTTTATAATCCGTATTTTCAAGGAATTGGAGATCAGGAAATACTTAACATGGAGAAAGGCTTTGAACTAGATGGTGGTGCAGGAACGAACGATGGAACTTGGGGATACCAACAAAGATGGGCTGAATATAAGTATTATCCAAGTTATGTTTGTGGTGAGTTTGCAATGGATGCTGGAGCAGGAGGATTAGATGATTTTCATATGGCTGATGTACATGATATAACAGGAGCGCCGACAGCTTTAGGATCAGCAGGAGCAATAATTGATTATGGAGAAGATGAAAATCTGAGAATATTTCAGAGTACGGGAACAGAGCATCATTTGTATTATACAGTGTATAATGATGCGCAGTTTGTAAGACCTATGTATTTGACAGATATACCAGTATAAAATAGGAGGAGATATGAGTACATTGAAAGAATTGACGATGGGAAAAGATCGTAAGTGGATAGGATCGGCACAAGGCCGATGTAAGAAGCTAACAAGAGAAGAGAGATTTAGTGCAGATGATGTAAAAGGTGAATATGATCCAGATGATTGGGTAAGTTTAACAGTGCCTGGACAAAGTAAAAGTATTAAAGAATTAATGGATAGATATGAAAAAGGAAGACCGATACCGAGCCCAGTTCAGTAGAGATTACTGGGCTGAGAATAATGAGATGCTGAAGCAGCCAGTATATGCTCAGCAGATAAGACAAGACAGGCTAACAGGAAGAGAATTGGTGGCTAATGAGTTGAAAGAGTTAGAACAAAGGAGGTACGAAGATGAACAGACAAAAGCTAGAGAACGACAGGAAGCTGAGGAAGAAGAAGCTCGAAAAGAAAGAGCAGAATTCGAAGAGTGGAAACGTCAAGAGGCAGAAGTGAGAGATGATGCACGCGCGCAGAGAAATACACGCACGCAAGAGGGGGAACGTCTGCCGTAATTGTGACGTTGAGTCTCGGAAGGGAGGAAGAAATTTCTCCCTTCTAAAAGCAAATAGTGTCAGAGAGCACGTATACAACAAGAGAGAACGTGCTCAATACTTACCCGGGGAGGAACTCAGTCTCATGACTGGGTCCACCGCGGGTAAAAGAAAACCCTCTACATGAGGAGGGTTTTCGGAAAGAAATGGAGGGCCTCACTTCGTGATGTTCGGCCCTCAAGCCTAGCGGCAAGTGTATATCACACACGATCACTAAAGTCATCGTGAGGTGATGAAAAAAAAAGTTGTAATTAAGGTAAAAAAGTTGTAATATGTAGGAGCTATGAATTGGAGAACTCAGAATATAGCAGAATCACAAAATGTACAAGGTATGGGACCATTAGCAATGTTAGGGGGTGCAGCTATAAGCAGCGCAGGAAGTTTTTTTGGGCAGTTAGCAGCTAATAAAGCAAATAAGAAGTTACAGCAGAAGCAGTTGAACTGGAACGAAAATATGTGGCATATGCAGAATCAGTATAATACGCCAGAGGCGCAGATGCAGAGGATGAGTGATGCGGGTTTACACCCTATGTTGGCATTAGAAGGTATGGGTGGTGGTAATAGTGGAGCGCCTGCACAAGGAGTGGCGCCGGCGAATGTTGAGAATACAATGAAAAATGTGGATCCGATAGGTGATTATATGAATTTGAAGAACCAGAGTCAGAGTTTGGATAATATGAGAGCTGAAAGGGATTTAAAGTTAAGCCAAGCAGATGCAGTAGGAATACAGAATGATAGAAACAGATTTGAGCTGAATAGAGAGAAGGGTCGTTGGGGCTATGAGCAAGAAGACAGGCCAGAGAAGAAACAACAGGTCAGGATAGAGACAGGTTTGATGACACAGAGAGGATTGATAAATAATTTGGATATTAAAGGTATTGGATATAGGAACGCAGCACAGATAATAAGTAATGAGTATTTAGAGTTTGAGAAGATAATGGGATTGTTGCATGGACAGGCACAGATAAGACAGTTGGATAGTGTAGTAAATTTGAATAGTCAGGAATGGAGTCATATAAATAAGTTTGGATATAAGATACCTAATAAAATATTGCCTGGACTGTTTGGAAAGTTATACAGTGGTAATGATTATAGTTTCAGGAATTTTATGCAAGATGTAGCAACAGGAAAGTGGAAAGACAGACGTGGTGATAAGAAGATTGGTAAAGGAGCCTATAAGTTAAAAGGTGGAAAAGATGGTAATAAAGGATGGGGCGGAGTACCTAAGTTTGTCCCAGAGATACAGTAATATAAACTAAAAATGAAATGTTATGGCAGACAGTTATGGAACAAGGATGCGTCGCATCCGTAAAGAGATTAGAAAGAATCGCGATTTAAAGCGAATAGGTAAATTAGTAATAATAACTAATAAATGAAATGTTATGGCAGACGAAAAGACAGTTTTTAAAGGAGAATTTAGTGAGCAGGAATTGTTGGCTCAGAATGTAAGAAACGCTAATGTGGCGTTAGGAGTAATGAAGGATCTTGATAAGATCAAAACCCCCCTAGAAGTGACGATTTATATGGCTGGGAATAAGAGTACTTATAGAAACAGTGCGTATAGAGTTATGGTAACGCAGATGGATAATGAGACTAAGGAAAGTTTGCAGAAGTTTATTAAGGAAAATAAGGAAGTAGAGCTATGAAATTGAGCAAAGATCGACAGGAGATGTTGGTAAGAGTTCACATAGAGATGTGGAAGAGAATAGAAGAGAATGTAACAGAGATAGATGGATTGAAGTGGATGCAGTTGATATTGGAAATAGTAACTAAAGAAACACCAGAGGAGGAATTGATATGAACATAGTAAAGAATGTAATAAGAGCAGTATGGCCGATAGTATTAAGGGTACTAGAAAAGGCAGCAAGTAAGACAGAGACTGAAGTAGATGATGCTATAGTGAGAATAGTTGATGGAGCGATAGAGGCATGGTTGGATGATGAGGATGATGATGTAAAGTTTTTGACATGAAAGAGGACTTGACATGGATGATAAAAGCAAAGAACAGGCAATTAGCCTGGAGGAATTATCAGGAGAAATACAAGGTGATAAAGTATGGACTGGACAGCAAATGTGGTACATTAAGCAGTTAATAGGTTTTGCAGAGGATGCTAGAAGAGATATAGATGAATTGCAGAGAGAATTGGCTAAAATTAAATTGAAGAAAGGAGGATTGATATGAGTAAGAAAAGGAAGCGGAAGCGAAGGAGTATATTTGTAAGAAGGACTAAGCCTGTATTGAAATGAAATGTGTAAGTGAGATGTATGTACGGGGTGGTCAGAAGGTCCCTTGTGGTAAGTGTGTTATATGTTTGCAGAATAAGCAGAGTGTATGGACATTTAGGATTATGAATGAGACAGACGTTGCAGAGACCGCAAGATTTGTGACGTTGACTTATGATGAAAAGTATTTACCGTATAGGAATGAGCATGGAGTAAGTGGAACGTTGTGGGATAAAGATAGTAAGAAGTGGGGCGGAGATTATACAAGATTGGTGAATAGTTTAGAGCTAAGAGATATACAACTTTTTTTGAAGAAGTGTAGGTCGAAAGTGATGAATGACAACGTGACGTTGTTCAAGAAGGTAAAAGGTGCGCCAGAGGCCGGAGATACGAAGATGTGGGATGAAGCTATAAGATATGTTAAAAAGAGTGAGAAGACTGGAAAATGGAGCCCTAAGATGCGTTATTTTGGCTGTGGTGAGTACGGTGAGGATGATACAGAGAGGAGTCATTGGCATATATTGATATGGAATTTGCCGAGAGAATGGTATAAGTATGATCCGATACACGGAGAAGAGTATAGTACAGTGTTAGAAGAAATATGGGGTAAAGGGTTTGTTAGTATTGGAGAGGTGAATAGACATAGGTGTGCATATGTAGCAGGTTATATGATGAAGCAGGTTGGACATTGGTGGGATGAAGAGAAAGAGATAAGACAGAAGCCGATGCAGTTTATGAGTAAGAATCCAGGAATTGGAGCTAATTGGATAAATGATGAGAATAGAAATTATATTACTAGGACTAAGAATAATTATGTT